GCAAACCAAGACTGATACAACAGTCTAAACAAAAGCTTAAGGCTTACAAACGTAAGTATCTTATGTTACAATCTCATGTATCAACACATTAGGTTGTATCTTTTTTTACACAACTCTCGCACACTCATCAAGGACGCAGCCTATGCCTAAAATGTTAATGTATAAACTAACCTTTCAAGAGAAGTTAGATGACTCTGAGCATTTCTCAATATGGCGTCTAGCTACTGATGACGAGGATGCAGCCTGGCAAGCTAATGAAATTGCTACTGGCTCAAATTGGCAAATTATAGACGTTGGACCTGATGAAAAAGAACAAGTATTACCCGAACAGTTGGCAAGAGTACAAAGACTCTGATGATGACTTCTTCTATGATCATGAGTTCGAGGACTTCATGAATTGGAAAGTACATGGTTGGCAATTGCCTAGCTCTGTATGCTGTATCATTAGAGAAACAGATACTAAAACTAAAAAGGTTAAGGAATATGTATACTCAAAACCTAGCTATGCTGCCAGAAAGATACACAAACTCATGGACGCAGGTAAGGAGTTTAGTATATGCGATCACGCACAAGTACAGCAAATGTATCCACACCAACCATGAACTTACCAAACACTGATTATTATTTCAAAGCTCTTGATTCAATACCAAAAGAGCACACTCATCGCGACGAAATAGTATCATTACTAATAGACCAAGTTATTGATGACACTTATGGCTACTCCACATCAAATAGATCAACAAGTAAAGTTGGAGCGAGACCAGATTAAACAAGGTCTTAAACGCCTCAGGAAGAATACCAAGGACTTGGAGGATAAATCTTATGGTTCAGCTACTATTTATGGTGTTACTTCTATTGATGAGTTACTACCTAAGTTATCAGCTACAATAGAAGATACTAACCTTAGAATAAAGAAAGGTCAAGCAGGTAAAGCATTTAAAGAGATCAATCAATATCTAAAAGATTTAGAACCATTAGCTGCTTCAGCTATCGCATGTAAACTAACCTTTGATAAGGTATTCAGTACTAAAGAAGGTAGTAACATAGTAGTTAATGTAACAGAGTCAATAGGTAGAGCTATAGAATCAGAGTGTCAAATGAGACATTATGAGAATAAAGCTCCTGGTCTCTTAAATATACTTAAGAAGAACTATTGGCATGCTTCAATAGGTACTCAACAAAAGCTTACTAACATTCAAACATTAATGAATCGTTATGAAGTTGAACCTTGGGTAACATGGGGTAGACATAATAGAATTAAATTAGGAGGTTGGCTTCTTGATTGTATAATGGAATCATGTAATTGGTTCTATACTGCAATGGTAAGAGAAGGACGTAGGACAGTTAAGTATGTGGTACCTACAAAAGAGTTTTTGGATATCAAGGACACGGTTATGAAAGAGAGTGAGATCTTCTCTCCTCTTGCTTGGCCAATGCTTATCGAACCCAATGACTGGACACCTGAAAAGCCAGGTGGGTACTTGCTTAATGAGGTTATGCGTGGACATGAGATGGTCAGACGCGGTAACCACACCCGTATACAGGGAGAGACTCCCTTTGCCTTTCTCAACAGGATTCAGAAGGTAGGCTACAGGATAAATCCTTTCGTCTATGACGTTGCTGAATACTTATTTGAAAAGGGTATTAATATAGGAAAGTTCATACCTATCATTGAATTGCCTATCCCGCCTAAACCTGTAGATATAGAAACCAATGAGGTTGCTCGTAAGAGATACAGGAGACAGGCTGCAGAGGCTATGAATCAGAATGCAGGAGCATTCAAGCGTTCATGTAGAACAAGGATGACTATGGAGGCTGCTAGACAGTTCCGTAATAATACCTTCTACATACCTTGGAGCTTTGACTATAGAGGTAGAACCTACCCTATACCAGCATTCCTAACACCACAAGATACTGACTTTGGTAAGAGTTTGTTGGTCTTCGATAGTCCAGCTACTGTTACACCTGAAGCTGAGGAGTGGTTAGCCTTTCAAGTTGCTACAACTTATGGGAAGGATAAAGATACTATTGATGATAGACTGATATGGGTAGAACAAAACTGCACACTCATCAGCGCGGTTGCACAAGATCCTTATGGTACTCTCTCTGAATGGGAAAATGCAGAGGAACCTTGGCAATTTCTTAGTGCATGTGAGGAATACTACTCATGTGTTATAGCTAAGACTAGAAGTACAACTGTACTACCAGTGGCTATAGACGCTACATGTAGTGGTCTACAGATATTAGCTGGGTTAGCTAGAGATAAGTCTACAGCTAAGTTAGTTAATGTAGTACCTTCAGACCTACCACAAGATGCTTATAAGATAGTAGCTAGAGAGTCTAGACCTAATATACCTGAAAGATTAAGAGAACATTGGGATAGAAAGAAGGTTAAAAGAGTTGTTATGACTATACCTTACAACGCTAAACCATACTCTAATCGTACATATATCAGGGACGCTCTTAAAGAGGTGAAGGTAGAAATAGATAAAGATGAACTAACTCAAACTGTCACAGCTGTTAGAGACGCTATGGAGAAAGTTGTTCCAGGTCCAATAGCTGTTATGAAGTGGATAGAAGATGAAGTATCTAAGGCTATAACTAAAGGTGTCTCCGAGTTAGAATGGACTACACCATCAGGCTTTATAGTCAATCAAAGGATAATGAAAACTGAAAAGCCTATAAGAATAGAACTACAGTTATTAGGTAGATGTATGGTCTCTGTTAAAGGAGACGAGACAGATAAAGCAGATAGAGCTAGACATAAAGCTGCTACTGCACCTAACCTGATACATTCACTTGATGCATCATTGTTACATATTGCTACAATGCGCTTCAAGCACCCTATCGCTTTGATCCATGACAGTGTATTATGTAGAGCGACAGATATGACAACTCTGTCAAACCTAGTAAGAGAAACTTATATGCTTCTCTTTGCTAAACATGATTACTTAACGGACTTCGCTACCCAAATAGGAGCGGAGACTGAACCACCGATCATTGGTGATCTGAAACCAGAGACCGTGATTGATTCCACTTATTTCTTTTGCTAATGCTAAATTCATTACGAGCTTTTGATAGCTTCTTTTACCCACCTACTATAGTTGTTGTCTCTGAAGAGAGACTTAAGGCAGCTGAGTTAAAGGCAAAGGAGGATCAACTCGAATCCATCGAAGAAAGAATTAAAGCTTTCCAAGAATACCGTGACTCTCTTCAAAAAGAGATCAAGAACATGACTGAACCACAATCCCTAGAGGAGGCATTAACCGGTGAGTAGAACTATTCACAAGACTGACAAACCTGTAACCCTTGAAGGTTTTCAAGCTGTCATGGCTCCTAGTAAATTTGGCTATTCATTATCTGCTGTAGTAGGTAATGATGTAGTAGATGTACTAGAGTCTGAGCGTGAAGATGTGCTCAAGTGGGCTGAATCAAAACTAAAGAATCCAAAAAGATCCACACTCAAGCCCGAACCATGGGAGGAGGTATCTGATGGTAAGTACAAAATTAAGTTCTCATGGAATGAGGACAACCGACCACCTGTTGTTGACACTGAGGGATCACCTGTTACAGATGCTAAGACACCGTTATATGGAGGATCTACTGTTAAACTTGCTTTCTATCAAAAACCTTATATTCTACGGGATGGGGTTACCTATGGTAGCAGTCTTAAGTTGGTTGGTATACAAGTTGTCTCAGTAAAAGGTGAGGCAGGTGTAGACACCGGAGACCTAGATGAAAACCAAGTTGCTGAGTTATTCGGGAAGACCGCAGGCTTTAAAACAGGCGATCCGAACGTTACTCCTACTACAAATGACGAGACCGAAGAAGAAGACTTCTAAATACAGATCCAAACTAGAAGAAAAGGTCGGAGATTTATTAAAAGGACTTGATGTTAACTTTCAATATGAAACAACTAAGTTTGCTTATACGATCCCGCACAACTACACACCTGACTTTATCCTGCCTAATGGGGTTATTCTAGAGTGTAAAGGTTACTGGGACTCTGAAGATAGAAGAAAAATAAAAAGTGTTAAGGAACAGAATCCAGATATAGATCTGCGAATGGTCTTTCAATCACCCTTTAACACCATTACTAAAAAATCAAAAACAACATACGCTCAATGGTGTGAGAAATACAACATACCATGGACGTCATTTAAAAACATTCCACTCGAATGGCTAATACAGAGAGCGAGTTCGTAACTCACTTACCCTGTGACAATTGTGGATCGTCGGATGGCTTAGCTTTGTACTCCGACGGTCACACATTTTGTTTCGTCTGTCATAGTCGTACAGCAGGCGATGGAGAAAAACCACACACTCATCAAATGAGCAACACTGTCCACCTAACTGGCTCAGCCGAACGGCTGCAGAAGAGGAATATATCACAGAAAACTAACCAGTTCTATAAGATATATAGAGACGGTAACACATTAAGATTCCCTTATTATACCAATGATGGTATCTTGAAGGGAGTAAAGATAAAAAACAAATCAAAAGATTTTTATTATGAAGGACTTTCCACTGACACCTTATTTGGTCAGCATTTATTCCCTTCTACTGGTAAGCGTGTCGTTATTACTGAAGGTGAATTAGATGCTGCCTCCTGCTATGAAGCAATGCCAGGCTGGCCAATGGTCTCGTTACCGCACGGCTCGTCAGGAGCGAAGAAAGATATTCAGAAGCAAATTCCGTGGCTTCAAGGCTATGATGAAATCGTACTATTTTTCGATGCCGACGAACCTGGACGCAAGGCTACGGAGGAGGCGGCGTACGTACTACCACCTGGAAAAGTTAAGATTGCTAGGATGGTCTCCTATAAAGATGCATCTGACGCGCTTCAAGAGAATGATTCAGAATCTATAAGGAGAGCAATATGGGACGCGAAACCCTATAGACCAGATGGTATTATTGATGGAAAATCTTTATTAACACTAGTCACAACACCAGAAACACCATGTCAACATGAATACAAATTTCAAGGATTGCAGGAGAAACTTCACGGGATCAGGTATGGAGAACTTACGACAATTACTGCGGGCTCTGGTACAGGAAAAACATCATTCTGTAGGGAGCTTGCAGCTGGATTATGTGATTCGGGAGAGTCGGTTGGGATATTGGAACTTGAATCAAGTAATAGGAGAACCGCCCTCGGACTCATGTCTGTCTCTGAACAAGAACCCCTACATTTAGGAGAACATGGAGAAGAAAAATTACGGGATATTTTCCAGCGAACTATTGCCGATTGGAATCTCTATCTTTTTGATGGCTTTGGTTCTTTCGAACCAGATCTTATATATAATAGAATTGAGTATATGGCAACCGGACTGGAGTGCCGTGTTATATTCTTAGATCACCTTTCAATCCTTCTAAGTGGGCTAGACGGCGACGAGCGTCGCATGATAGATACCACTATGACTAGACTAAGATCATTAGTCGAACGCACCGGTATAGCGTTATTCCTTGTCTCTCATTTACGGAGAACTAACAGTGATACAAACCACGAAGAAGGAGCTAGGGTCACCCTGGGACAACTTAGGGGATCTGCTGCCATTGCTCAACTCTCAGATCAAGTCATTGCACTTGAAAGAGATCAGCAGACCGATGCTAAACGAGGTCTTACAACAGTGCGAGTCCTTAAGAATCGTTACTCAGGCGAAGTTGGCGTCGCATGTAAATTAGAGTATGACTTATCCACTTGTAAATTTATTGAACATGAAGCTGAGACCACACAATTCAATGCAGCCACCGATTTTTGAGAACGGTAATTATGAACACCCGTGGTATAAATATTTAATTAAACCTAACCCACCTACGCCAGAAGCCGTTGAAAAAGCAAAATTCAAAGACAAGACATACGTCTGGAAAGGAAGGTAGCACACTCATCTTTGATCTTGAAGCTAATGGTTTGTATAAAGATGCTACACGCATACATTGCATAGCTTATTATGATTCAGATCTTAAAGAAATACTATCGTTTAATGACGAGTGTCCTGGTAAAGGGATGTCGTCTCCTATTGTTCGAGCAGTTCAGTACATCGAGCAAGCTGATGTTATTATTGGCCATAATATTATTGGCTATGATCTACCAGTTATTAGCAAGCTTTATCCCTTTTTTAAACCTCGTGGTACTATTATTGATACCTTGCTCCTTAGTCGCCTCTATCATCCACGACTTAACGATATAGATAATAAACATAATTGGGATCATATGCCACTACAGCTTTATGGTAGACATTCGTTAGAATCTTATGGCTATAGATTAGGAGAATATAAAGGAGAATACGGAAAGACTACAGATTGGAAAGAGTGGTCTCAAGAAATGGAAGACTACTGTAAACAAGATGTTGCTGTTACTATGAAATTATGCGACCACTTCCACCCATACCTGAATGGCTCCAAATGGAGCACAAGGTAGCACAAATACTTACACAACAGGAGATTAATGGATGGTACTTTGATGAACGAGGAGCTCAGGAACTTGAACAAACTCTCAGACGAGAGCTGGAAGAAACTACTGAGTTACTTCGAAGACAATTCCCTTACGTTGCAGGAGCGTTGTTCACTCCTAGACGAGATAACGCACGGCAGGGATACATAAAAGGAACAAATAAGTATTGGTTCACAAGACATCAAGGTGCTATAGAACCAATACAAGAATGTACACTACAAAAGTTAAAAGATTTTAATCCTACATCAAGAGATCAAATAGCATGGATACTCCAGACGCATTTCGACTGGACACCTACTCAGATGACGGCAACCAACAAGCCTATCATCGACGAGACTACTCTGAGCGAGATCGACAATCCATTTGCGAAGCATTGTCTAAAACTTTTAGATCTGACAAAGAAGCTTGGAATGATATCCGAAGGCGTGAACGCATGGCAGAAGCTATGTACGAATGCTAGTAGGATTCATCATCATTGCTCTGTAGGCTGTGCTACGCACCGAGCATCACATCGAAACCCAAACCTAGCACAAGTACCTAGTGATGAAAGATTCCGTCGTTTGTTCACGGTTCCGCCAGGTATGGTCATGGTTGGAGCTGATCTTAGCGGTATTGAACTTAGGATGCTTGCTCATTACCTCGCACGTTACGATAAGGGTCGGTACGCTGATATCTTACTTAACGGCGACATCCACCAAGAAAATGCTGATAAAATTGGAATCAGTAGAAGACAAGTTAAAACAGTTACCTACGCATTTTTATATGGAGCAGGAGACAAAAAGATCGGCACATCCTTCGATGGTAGCCTTGGGGAAGTTGAAGCAACAAGAAAGGGTAAAGAAATCCGTAAAGCGTTTGTTGACGCCATTCCAGGTCTTTCCGATCTGCTTAAGGGCGTTAAACGGGCTGCGAAAAGAGGTCATGTCCGTGCACTCGACAATCGTAACATCAATGTTGACAAAGGACATATCGCCCTCAATTACCTCCTCCAAGGATCAGCGGCGGTCATCGCCAAAAGATGGATGGTATTAGCCGATGACAAATTGAAGGCACCAATTTTTAAACATACTCATCAATTAGCATTTATACATGATGAGTTGCAATATGAAACAAACCAAGAATCCGTAAAGGATTTAATGTTTAACTTAGAAGTATCAGCTGTAGAGGCTGGTGAATATTACAAGTTACGAATCCCAATTGCTGCAGAAGCAAAGTCGGGAAGTAATTGGGCGGAAGTCCACTAATCTTATGAAATTATTAATTGACGCTGACTTCATAGTTTATAAGTCTTGTGCAGCAGCGGAAACAGAAATCGATTGGGGTGACGATGTAATCCTAGTAACAAGTAAATTTTCAGATGCATTAAATGCAACAAACAGAGAGATCAGTAAAATAAAAGGTCATTTCATGTGGGATGTTCCTTCTGTGATCTTATTCTTTTCTGATTCAGTAAATTTTAGAAAAGAAATTTTACCTGGTTATAAAGGACACCGTAATCGTAAGAAACCGTGCGGATACAAAAGAGTTATCAACGCACTAAAGCAGCAACATGAAGTCATTATTATGCCTACATTAGAAGCTGATGATGCGATGGGTATTTATGCTACACAACATCCTAATAATACAATCTGCAGTCCTGATAAGGATATGAGACAGATACCAGGCAGACTCTATAACATGGAAGAAAGCACACTCATCACGGACTTGGATGGTCCTAAGTGGCATTTAATACAATCGATGGCAGGAGATCAGACTGATGGTTATGCTGGTATACCTGGAGTCGGTATCAAACGTGCTCAAACAATCTTTGATACAAAAGGCTATAGTTGGAAAACTGTAGTAGAAACCTTCGAAGAAAAAGGCATGACTGAAGATGATGCTCTAGTTAACGCTAGATTAGCCAGAATACTTACAGCACAGGATTATGACTTCAAAAACAAACAACCCATACCCTGGACTCCCAGCGCCGATTACAAAATTGACAGTGGAACAGGATCTAAAACTAAGGTTGCTGCATGATAGCTTAAAGAAACCTGAAACCCAAAAAGAAGATATCATTACTGTATTCATGGCATTGCAAGAGCAGTGCTATGTACTTTCAAATTCACTCACCAACTTAGTACACAAATGGCCGAAACCCCCCTTAGTCCCAGCTACTATAAAAGAGGATCCATCCAAGTCTGGGATTTTATTCGTGATCAAGGACTCTCCTTCCACTTAGGAAATGCCATTAAGTATATATGCAGATCAGGTCACAAAAATAATGAAGTTGAAGACCTAGAGAAAGCAATTGTCTACCTACAAAACGAACTCACCCATGTCAAGCGTCAGAATCTACCCAGACACAACCAAGACGACCTTTTTGTCTTCACAGGCTCAGGAATTCAGGGAGGTTTATCAGATACCTAATTCCAAAGGTCATCCATATCGTAATAAGCAAAAGAATCTAATCATTGAGGAGTTTAAAGAATTCCTTGAAGCTGATGCTCTTATGTTTAGAGATAATAAAGAGTTACATGCAGCTTGTTTAAAAGAATTAGCTGATCTTGTATATGTTTGTTATCAATATGCAGAAAATATGGGCTGGGATTTAGATAAAGCTATGAATAAAATACATGAAAGTAACATGTCTAAACTGGATGAATACGGAAAACCAATATTTAGAGAAGACGGAAAAGTCTTAAAAGGACCATACTACAAACCACCAAAATTAGAAGAACTAGTCTAATGACAAATTTCATCTCCCGCACTGGGCGGGTTCAAAACTGGATTGATAATCCAGAAGGACGTCTACCCGTATCATGTACAGTCTTTGTTGTAGAAGATTCTATGGAGGGGAAAGATGGAATCGAAGCAAGCTGGCGATACGTCAGCCATGGACTCCGCTTTGGAGCAGGAGTTGCGGTCCATTTATCAAAGCTCAGACCCAATGGAAGTGAAAACGGAAAGGGTCTTACAGCTTCTGGACCAGTATCATTCGC